TCAACAATATTTGTGTTAGTTGCGTTTGGATTGGTAATTATTTCTTGCCAAGCTTGTAAATCGGTTAATGGAACTGTATTATAAATTTTAGCAAGTTCATATAAATCATATTTTTTACAACCAGCAAAAAACGAATCAACAATAGAATCCACTTTTTGTCTATCACCTTCATTTGCTAACACCTTATTAACAATAAGATTCAAAATTGATGGATGGTCAACAATCATCTTCCATTTCAATGTACCACTACGAGAAGTGTTTTTATAGGTATAAATTGGTTCGGGTCTACCTAAGAAAGTAGTTTCGTTAAATGATGGTCTTGTATCCTCAGTAAATGATAAATCATATGGTGGAAACCACATTACTCTACCACCGTTAGGTCCTTTTTCACAAGCCGGTAAATCGTCAACTCTATATCCAGCTCTATATCCTGTTCTCCAAGCCAAGTTCTCAATTGAGAACATGTATTTCTTAACCCTACCATTAACAACACTATCACCCCCTTTTTCAGGTGCAATATTAATGTTAAATGTAGAGTCCATTACGGAATATGAAAACTTACGAATATTTCCGTCTTTCTTTTGTAAATTGTTAAAAGTATAATATGGTGTATCTTTGGTAAAAACACGACAATATTCAATACCCACATTGGCTTGTCCATCAGAATATCTAACAATCTGAGAACCTTTTGTAATTTCTTTATAACCATCAAAGAAAACTTTTGATGTTTGGCTAATTGCGTTACCTACGTGTCCAAATCTGGCTCCTGAATTTGGTTGTGAATCAATTAATCTTTGAGTGTCATCTAAAATTGAACCTGGTTTGAATTCATAGTTTACTGATTCAGTTGATGTAAATTGATTTGATATTGATGGATATGCCGGGTCTTGTGTTCCGTAATCTCCACCAGGTTTTTGATACCTACCAGCGTTTGGTGCCCATTTTTGACTTACCCAACTAAAACCACCAACAATACTACCGTCATCAACAAATGGTTTACCCGCTAAACCAAATTTAAAATCTTTATCAACACCTTCATATTCTTTTCCTAAAACATCAGGACCATAAACAGGTGCCAATACTTGAGCTCCGAATGGGTCAATAGGTACTTGGCCAGGAGGTGATGTTAAATATCCAGGTTCCCTTTCAGGACTACCTACATAATAAGTTCCTTGACTGGCGTTGTTAGCAATTGCCCCTGTAATAGCATTTCCAAGGGCCGATAAAATTCCTGTTCCACCCGTATTGTATTGTGGACGGAATCTGTTCATATCTAAGTTCTGAGTCAATTGAGCTCTTTGACCTGAACCTGTATAATCTAAAAATACTTGTGATGGTGATGTTGGTCTTGAACCAAATAATCCAAATAACCCACCACGTTTTCCATTTCCAGCCGCCTTAATTGCCGATTGGGTTGAGTTGATATCACGGGCTTCGTAATAACTTCCCGGTATTGGAGAAAATGGTAATGTAAATCCAGCGATACGTTGGACTATATCTTGTCCTTGCGATATAATATTTCCACCACCTGATGTAATTTTCCAATCTCTATAAATTAACGGTTTTTTACCTGCTAAAATTAAAGATAAATTAACGGGGTCTTGAACACCATTTAATATATTAACTCTACCTAATGTTTGTGTTCTAACATTTTGGTCAACTCTATATTGGAAAGCTTGTCTTGCCCCTTTAACCCCCATTTGAGCAAGTTGTGAGTCATCACTAGCAGGACCATTATCACCTAAGGGGTCTTTTTCTAATAGAACAGAATATGGTGAATATGATGATGGTCTAAAACTCGGTGGGTCCCAATAAGTGGCGTTTTTCTGTACCTTAATAACATCACCCATGTCATAATAGGTGTATTGGTTTCCTGGCGAATAAACATTCTTAATGTATTGTCTTTTTTGAAACGATACTGAATACAATTGTAACGCTTCGGTATATGGTGGTGTTTGAGTATAAGGACCTTGATTTGATAATGTTTGTTGTGTATTAATTAAACCACTAATGTCTTTGTTGTATCCACCCAAAGGTCCAAACACATTATTAGTATATAATTTATCTGCAAATGGGTCACTATCAATTAATGCGTCAGGGGAATCAATAACTGAATAATCACTTCTGATATATTCATTAACACCAGGGCTACCTACAGGTGTATAAACACCTGGTTTATTGTAAGGTCTTAAGTTTCTTAAAAGTAACTCATCCCTTTTTAATTTCGTAGCACTAAAAGTTAAACGACTTGGCATGTTGTTGTATCATCTATAAATAGAAGCACCTTTATTTTTTATTAAATTTATCTAGTATTGTTTGGAACGGCACTGTATGGACCCTTAACACTACCATCACTAATCATTTTATTAATTTGTTTAATAAATGTTTCGTTTTTAAATAAATCATAAACTTGGGTGTCAGTTAAATTACTAGTACTTCCATTTGGTGTTGTAACTTTAATTTCAATTGCTCCTTTATAATTAATATCCTCAACTTTTATTGTTTGATTAATTGGTGATTGTGCTTGGTTGGTTTCAATTCTATTTGGAATTGTTCCCGATGCTGTGGCTCTTGTGGCTAAATTAGTAAGTCCTTTTACTGCCAAATCAGCGGCTTCAGCAATTTTATTACCCGAACTTACATATGGTTGGATTGCCGATTTAAAATCAATACTTGTAATTGATTGTTTTATATTAGAAAAACTTTGTTGTACATCCATACCCGCATTTTTGAAAATTTCAGCAATTTTTGCTGGGCTTCCCTCTCCTTTTAATAAATCAATAACACTTTTACCTGTTTCATCATAAAACTTATCAATAGATGATATTGCCCCTCTTTGGTTTCCAAGGGTTTTGTCAGTTGCCGTCATTCCGACTTGTGTAACAGCTCGACCAAATTCTCTAAGTTCTCTTGGGGCTTTTGAACCAGCTACGGGAGCGGCAAGACTATCAACTAACTTATTTAAAGCGGCGGTTTGTAATTCTGTTTGATTTAATTGAGCCTTTGCCAAATCTTCAACAGTAACGGTTTCTTGCGATTTTTTTATCTCATCAAGGTCGGCTGGATTAATTTCAGAAACTAATTTATCCATTCCCCCAACTTTAACTGTAAATCCACCCTTATCTTTGTTGTATTGAGCAACATTTGCAATAAATTGTTTGGATTCTTCGTCAATAGCATTTGTTTTGAATTCGCTTCTAATCATGTTCAACTTTTGTTGACCTTCAGACATTTTCACCAAATCATTATATGCTATACCCGTTTCTTTTTCAATTTCTCGTAAATCACGTTTGGCATTAGGGAATACTTTAAATGATTTTGTTTTTTCATCAAAGTATGTAAACTTTTCAGTCATTTTAGCAACTTGATTCTGTAGTTCTTCAGTATCTTCAGATGCCAAATACATTAATCTAAATGGGTCCGCTAAATCACCAGCAGCAACACCTAACCTTTGGAAAGCGGAAACCATTTCAACGGCACCTTCAGGATTGAATACCCTTTCAGCAAATCCAAAAATTTCATTCATATTAATACGTAATGAAGCCGCTTGTGCCGACATTTTAGCTAAACCAGCAACACCATTTTCAAAACCATATTTATTTATATTACTTAAATTGTCTCTAACAAGTCCAAATACCGCACTTGTGTTAACACCAACTTTTCTTGCAATATCAACGGATAGTTGAATATTTTCTTTAATATTTCCTGTTTGAATTCCCGCATCTTGGAATCCTTTAACCATATCACCAATTTGACCCGAATCAATTCCAACCGCCTGACCCGCAGCGTATAAATCACCAACAGTTTCACCAAGAGTTATTACATTTGTATTTAAACTGTCGGCAATTCCTTTTTGAATATTTTGAACATCTGTTAAACTTCCACCTAAACCTGTAACTAATGGTGTCGCAACAGCCAATTCAACAGTCAAACCTTTAATGGCCATTTGGGTTTGACCAAAAGTGCCAGCCATTTTTGCCGTAAAATCAGAAAAAGATTGTTCTAAAACTTTGGTTCTAGATAACCAACTGTCATAACCCCTATTGATAGTTGCCGTAAAATCATTAATAACCGCTTGAGCCTGTGAGGCAGCATTGGAGTTATTTGGTTGATTATTTGGTGGTGGAGCCGCTTGCATATTCTAATAAATAGAATAAATCTTATTTTTGATAAGATTCTATTAATTTGTCTACAATATACCTACGAGCATACGTGGGCATTTTTTGAAAGTCTGTCCAAGACATGTGTAAATCTCTACTCAGAATAAAAAATTCGTCTAATTGATGTTTCCTATAATCAGAAGAAAACCCGAAAAAACTCCACCCCAAAGGCGATTTCAACATCTACCTTGTTTCCTGACGGGGCTATAACTGTTTTGGTTAATTCTAATCTTGGTTCATTTTCATCAATAAATTTTCTAATGAATTTTGAATCCATAATTGGTAATCCTTCAATAAATTTAATAATTGTTGATGGTGATGTATCACCATTAACAGATAAAATTTGTTTTTGAAGTTTCATTGTAACTCTTGGTGCAACCCTTCCAGCCGGATATGAGTCAGCCACTTTATTAAGTTCTTGAATTTCTTTATATATAAGTGGTTTTAATTTAACAGATGCTTGTGACTTTGGTAATACTACATCAAAAGTACCATCTTCATTTGGGTCGGTTGATGGTTTTCTAAAATCCAATTCGTCCAACAATATATCGGCAGAAAATTTCTTACCAGTCTCAGGGTCATTAATACTGATTTTATATTCAGGTCCAAAAGAAGTATTTCTTAAAAATATTAAAATTGCTTCAATATCACCATTTAACATTTCATCAGGTTTCAAATCTGGTTCGTACAATTTTGAACGAACTAATGTCATAATCATGTCATCGGTATTTGACCCCATGATGACATTCTCATCTGCAGCTGTCAAATAACCAACTTTAACAGATTTTTTCTTTGATTTGTAGAATTTACCTTCAGATGGTAATCTTACCACATCGTGTGGTAAATTAAATTCTTGTTGTGCGTATTGTAATAAATTTTCGTCCATAAAAAAAAACACAGGGAATAGACCCTGTGTTAAATATACCGTATTAAATTAATTTATCAATATAAAATAAAATACAAAATTAGTAAACTAAGATACAACGGTCCATTTGTAATGTAACGTCTAATCCTGCTAATTTGTCATCACTATATGATACACCATCCCAAGCAGATTTTGTAATCATACATTGTTCAAGAATCCATTTTTCCACAACAACACCTGTTGGGTCCAACATTTCAAGGTCAACATTCTTTTTATAACCCGCAGCATATCCCATACGACCTGTAACTGATTCAGCGTGTAAACGAACCCACTCCATAAGAGCTTGTGTTGCTGATGGACCAATTGGGTCACGGAATTTAACTGAGATTGGATTCCATTTGAATCTACCCGCTACATATGTAGAAGTGTTCAAAAATTGTATCTCAACAGGGTTAATATCAATACTTGGTCTTCCTGATGATTCTACGAACCATTCATTAATACCTAAAGTTGTGTCAAACCTAAGTATAAATCGGTTCGCTCTTTTTGGTTCGTAAGGAACCGGCATTTTCATTAATAAATCAGCCATGGTATATTCTTTTTAGTTTTTTTGTTTTAGTTTATTTATCTATAAATACTCGTTGTTTGAAAATTTTTGTATTTACTTTAATTTTTTAAAAATTATCATCGTTTAGTATCTAGTTTTAGTTCCTCCAGCAGTAGAATAAGTCTTTAAAACTGGTTCATCTTCAAAATGCTTCTTCATTACTTCTACATTCTTTAAGTCATCATCTGAAAAACCAATACTAGGTACAAACTTATTTTTCACATCATCTTTAACATATAGTTTTTTACCCAATTCTTTAGCCTGTCCTTTTACATATGAAATAAATTCTTTCATTGCTTGAACTTTTAATTCCTCGGGGTTGGCGGCTCCTGCGTCTGTACCAAAACTAACGGGATAATATTTGTTCATATCCATATAGTCTTTTATTAATTCCACATCTGATTTGTCTTCCATATTTGAAAGGTCACGGAATTTTCTAAGATTCTTAATTAATAAATCTTTATTAATACCCATGTGGTCAGAAATAATCAAATTATAAATTGCGTCTTTAAGTGTCTCGGGGTTGTGTCCACGTGCGGTGATTATTGAAAAAATTGACCCATTGTTGATTGCTTCCACAAAATCAGACCAAGCGGGACCTGGTTTACCTTTCATGGCATCAATTTTAAATTGTTTATCACCACCAGTTCTAAAATTACGAAAAGGTTCGTCAGCATATCCAACTATTGTACTACCTTTGTAATCAAATGGTTCTACACCGATTTCACTTCTATATTCCGCAAAATCTTCTGTAGACATACCAACTTCATTATCATTTTCATCTTTAAGAATAATTTTTGTTGGCATCATCATGATATTATCGTCCCAATCAAAGGCGTAATATTTCATGTCAGGCGTACCAACATCATCAAAACCTTCAAGTAATGATGATGTTGGGTTTAGTATTTTTTTTCTAATCATTTAAATATTAAATATTTTCAAATGATGCTCCTGTTGGAGTGATTAAGAATTCAATGTCAATGAATTCCAACGCTTTTGTTGGTTTCAAGTAAATCTTACCTGTCATAGTATTTCTATCTAAATCTTCAGGTGAATTACTTACAGTAACACGGAAATCATATAAACCTCTGTCTCTTCTAATAGCATCCAAGATAGGGTTAACCGAATCCAAGAAGTCTTGTCTTACTTTAGCATCGTTTTGTTCAAACAACAATCTTACCGCCACCGCTGAAATCAACTTACGAGCTTGTAATAACAATCTTCTTACGTTAATTCTGTTAAGTGCTGTGTCAGCAATTTGTAATGTTTTGTTACCCCAAATTACAGTTCCAACATCTGAGAAAGTTGCGATAGGGTT